AGTTTGTACCAGAATGCAAAGTAGAAGTTTGCTTCCCCAAGAACATACGTTCGAGCTGTGATGTGTATGAGGTGTTAATAAAAATTATTAGTGATATGTTTCGGGGATTCTTATGGATAATAGAAATTATTATTGTTAATATAGAATGTTAGTCTACAGGATGGTTGATTCTTAGTGGTAATATAAATTGTTAATTGATTATTTTCAAAAAGGTTTGACAAAGGTGTGCACATGTGGTATACTTAAAGCATCAAAGAAAAAAGAAATTTCAATAAGGAGGAAATGAAAAATGAAAAAAGAAATGAGAAGGGAACTCGATAGGATGCCTTTCGACAAGGCATTCACATTTGAAAGAAACGAGATATTGTGCCATGCGACGGGGTATGAGGTATGTCTTGGTGACCCCGACAACGCACGGGACTGGTGGAACGAATATGTTTTGCCTGACGGGTCGATTGAATACGGGAGGTGAGAAAAAATGACAGTAAGAGATTTATTATACGCGTGCTGTAACGTCGATAAGAAAACGCTTATTACGGTAATACAGGCGACAGGAAAAGAGCTTGTTTCACAGAAAAAAGCTATCACTTTTTACGAATTACCGGAGTCAGAAAGCATATTAAAAAAGGAAGTTGATTGCTTTAAGATATTTTCTCATGCTATTGTTATATTGGTATAAGGAGATGATTAAACAATGAAAGATTTCTTGATCACATGTTTTATATTAGATTTATTTGTAATCTTAATGTTAATAATATATGTATTTGCATAATAAAGGAGGGCTTTAGCCCTCCTTATACTGTATCAGTGTTTTCAAGCGGCACGGGTAATTCAAGCATAATAATTTGAGCATCTACACTTTGAACCGCTTTGTCACTATAAACAAAAAATAACTCGCCAGAAATAGTGTGCCCGTTTAGAATTTTTACGCATATAGTAAGATTACCTCCAGTATGAGTAGTACTACTTGCGTGTGACACGTCGATTGTATCAAAACCTAGAGTAGTTTTAGAACTAGTATCTATAATTCTAATGTTAAAAGTTCCTACAAAATTAGCGGGTATAATTACTTGAAAGTTAATTAAAACATAACAAGTATGGTCTGTAGTAAAATTTACTGGAGTATACCATTGCCCCCCTGCAGGAGAGGAAATATTAGCATTATCGAATCTATAATTTGGATTACCTTCGAATTTAGTATTTCCATACACATTAAGCTTATTAAAAGTAGTAGGATAAGTAAACTCACTGTACACATTATCATGTACCCTACTTTTCAAATTATCAGTACTGTAAACTGCACATCTGATAATAGACGCTTTGTTATTATAAATATCGTTTCCACCGCTTCGAATTATTTTACTAGTATGAGTGTGAGAAACAAAAAGATCATAGTTTTCCTGGTCTAACCTCGCGTTACCATCACAGATATTATCATGAAAATTACATTTATAATTATCATAATCAGTATACAATCCAGTATATCCATTACCTTTGATGATATTATTACTTACGTCGCAAAATTCACCATTTACAGCGATTCCATGCGTTGCAAATCCAATAACATTATTTCCACTGATAATATTATTGCCACACTGTTGTCCATTCAATGTTCCAATCGAGATACCACGTCCAAGGGCTGTATTGCTTACTTTGTCGATATAATCATCAACATTGCCATAGAAAGTGTTATTTGTAATTTTTACAGTATCAATAATATGGCTGGTAAGATATGCAAAACCACTCATACAATTTTCAGCAATATTATTATCAATAATACTAAAACGTAAATACTCAAATTTAAATGCTGTTTTAACATTATTGAAATGGCATCCATGAATATTTATATATTCAATCGGTGCCGAATTAGCTCCATTATGATTACCAATTCCTGCATCACTTAAACCTAGTGTCTCATATCCATACTTCTCTGGGTGTGAAAAATTACAATTACTAATTTCTACATTAGTACACGGTGTATTATCATACGGCCCGAACCACGGAAAAACCATTGTTTGAGTAGCAACGTCCAACTGCAACATTTCAGTTTTGAAAGTAGCGGTTCCTGTAAAATGGCAATTCTCAATCAGCACCCTTCGGCAACTGTTGATTTCTACCAGATGCCAATTCTGCTGTTCATGAGTAGCTGAGTTACTGGCAAAATCGCAGTTAATAATTCGAATATCGCTACAATGACCAAATGCAACAATCGTTTGCGTCATATTCAAGCCTCTAAACCATAATCCATCAATAGTGATATGGCTATTGGCATTATAACCACCAATAGTTCCATCAGAATCATTGATGAACATATTATTGCTATCTCTGTTCTGAATTAGTGCTCGATAACCATATACATAGGTATTAGATTTTATTTTAATGCTATCACTGATAAGATAATTACCTGCCGGAAAATAAATAAAAGCGTCTTGCACAGCGAAAGCTTTTTTCAGAGCTTCCGTGCAATCAGTTTTAGCCGTATTATCCGCTCCGAAATCAGTAACAACATTAACAAAATTCGATATTTTGCTATTTATTTTACTAACAGCACTATTAACAGCTGTAAATTTATTATCAACTTGCAAGAAATTATTGTCGACTTTTTCGAATTCTTTTTCCATTTTATTTAAAAGTTGATTATACCGTGCGATTGCTTCTGCTCTGCCCTCGGTATCTTTTACATTAACTATCTTATCTAAAATTTTAAATTTACTTACATCGCTCATTAGCCATACCTCCTATTTTGTTCCTTTCTCCAAAACAATAGTTTCGGTTGCTTCGTCGTAAATAGCATTTATCATTAAATCATCAAACTTTTTATCAAGGTAGTTCTGAATTTGTTCACTGAAGTTACTGTTAATAAATTCAACAAGTTCATTCATTTTATTTGTAAGTTTGCACAGCTGTTCATAATAGCTTAAACTGTCATCATAGCTCAACGGCAGTATTTTTGCGCTACAAGGAATGAAAACTTTATCCATATTTGTACCTCCTACCATAACTGCATAAATAATGGTTTCAATTCATCAATTATCATTTTATCAATATTGATAATTGACTTTCTAAATTCAACTAATAACTGTCCATAGTTTTCGCTGTTATTCTTTCCCATCACCTTTTCCGTCCATGTTTCGGTTGTTTCTGATGTACCAGTTTCAGAAGCGTTTGCCGTTCCAGTTTCACTTGTATTTGAACGGCTAGTTCCCTCATTCACAGTAGTGCCCTTATTTAGATTTTCATTCGTATATGTTCCATTTAGTGAACTTGTAGAATTTTCATCTGATGAATTAGTTGTTGTGCCAGTTCGTGAAATCATTCGAATATCAGTCAAATAATTTCCGGATTCAATTCCTTTAACACCTCCTTGCGGTGTATCATTGAATTTATTTGTTTCATCGAATGTATCATTATTACTACTTTCTGAATTAGTATTTCCCTTGCTGGTGCTGTCTGTTTTTGATGAATCTTTAACAGTGTAATCGTCTGTTTTAGTATTTTTGCTAGAAGTTGACACATCGTTCCATTTGCTGTTATTTCCCGTTGTTGTTTTGCTATCATTTCCCGTTACTGTTTTTGTGAATGTAGTAGTCATATCTGTGTTGTACAGGGGATTAAATTCATAAATAGTTGTTTTATACAATTGGTTGTACATTGGCATAATTTCACATAACGTTGAGTCAAGCCACAACTGCCATAAACCAACGGTTTCTGCACAAATTTCTCGTGTATAATAAGATCTCAAGATTTTTTCGCAGAGAATCTTTCTATAGCTTTCGTCGAAAATTTCCCAGTTAGTTGTGAAAATTTTATCCCAAGACTTGTCAAGTACAGAATTGATATTATTGAATCCGACGCTTTCCTGTAGTCCTGCTTTTTGCTCACAGATATATCTCACTTCTGTTGTGTACTTACTCATTGTCTTCACCTCCTAAAGCAGGAGTATCTAAACCTAAGCCTACTTGCCCGAGTTCATCAATTTCATCTCTTATAGCCACCTCGATATTTGTCCCGAACATAGCATTGATTTTTTCTACAGCATGTTGCCGCTCAGATAAGCGTGAGTATCTATTTGCGAGAGTTCCGCCAAGACCTCTTAGAACCTCATCTTTAATTAAACGTTCTTTTTTCATAACGTTTGCAGATGGAATACCTAAGTATGTAAGAGCTTCGTTCCACAAGTTTGTTTTTAAATCATAAATTTTGTCGCATACAAAAGGTGCGTCCGTTTTTAAACAAATAACGGCCTTTTCATCAAAAGAGTTATCGGCAAAGATTACAGGACTATTTCCGTCCATTTCTTTAAACGCGTTCAGTAGTGTTAGTCGTAGTTTTTGATCGCATTTTAGCAATACAGGCGTTTTTTGAGCGTTGGCATTTACATCAATGATTCTGTCCAGATTGTAAAGCCTCTGTGCAAATAGTTCAATAACTGGAAAAGTCGGAGTTCTGTCCATGTTATTCCATATAATAACACTGTCGTTATCATATAATGATTTGCGATAATTATTATATTTTGAATATGCTACACGTCTCACAGGTTCACCATAAACGTTAAAATTTCCGTTACATACTACATCTAGGGCAAGGTTTCCAACCACTTCGTCATTGAAATAAACAGCCCCGGCATTATAAAATAACGCCTGTTCAATATAGCGACTATCAATAGTGGAAGGTATGTTCTTCCATTCAAACATACTAATAGAAATCTGCCGTAGAATAGAAAGATACTGCCCGTATGATCGCATATTAAGATTTAATGAGTCACTAAAGTAACTTTTCTTTTTGCCCAAAATATCACCTCCTTACGACGGGCTATTATCAAGGTCATAGTTTCCAATTTCCGTGTGTTTTTTCCAGAACCTACAACCAGAGTTAAAAATATTTTCGATTTTTCTTGCATCGTCAGAGGGCAAATTTCCTTCTACAATGCAATCTGTAGTTTTGACGTAAGTCCAATGTGGCCGTGCATTCATGTTGGGAGTAGCAGTTCGCCTTACGGCATATCCAAAAGCTGAAAAATAATCATCGATTACTTTTGCGTATGCTTTTGTAATACACTTTTCATAGATTCTGAAACCTTTCTGCTTTGTGGCAAGCAGGAAATCACTTTCCTGCGTCCCTTGGTTTCTTGTTCCCATTTCAACTGGTACGGTATTAACAGTTAATAAATCAACTACTTTTCCTATGCTATTGCTAATACCGCCAAACAATGCCCCGCCAATGGCACCCAGTATACCTCCCCCGGCTCCTGCGGCTCCACCGCTGATCGCTCCTTTAGTGAAGCTATTAAACAGGCTGTTCGGCGCGGATGTATTTTGCTGCGCAGTATATGCACGGTATGTATCAATGTTGTAAGCGCATAAAGGGAAACTTGACAAACTCACTCGTTCATCAATTTCTAACTGTCCGTTTCCTGACATAGACTGCACTTTATAATTGATCGGCATAAAAAGAGCCTGAGTTGATGCCCCAAAGGATGCCTGCTCTGTGAAACTATATGTTCCGCTACTTGCATTTCCCGGCACTGTGTTGAAACACTCATATTTATAATCTTTTCTGTCACCTTCTCCATTGCTTACTTCCGCATATTTGTAGGGATAGCAGAAGAGTTTATTATTTTTTGGAACGTAGCCGTCAAGTGTGTTATAAGGTTTATTATTTGTGTGAGTCTCCTTGTATCGGTCTTCTATTGGAGTGCCGCCGGGCACTACATATTTAGCGGGAAGTGAATATATTTTAACAATATTATCTGCTTTATTTTTATCAATTAAATCATTGATATAATTATTTGCAGATTCTGCCGTTACAAAAACAGAAATTGCACATCCGCTATAAACTCCGCCAGCAATACCGCCGCCGGAGCCGCCCGATTCTGCCGCTGTCACTATAACGATAGGATTAAACGATGATGTTCCGGTGAGAGTATAATCATGAATACCTTCTATCACATGTTCTCCATAGTTTACTCCCTCATCAAGAATATTAACGCCGATCGAATCATCTGTCACATGTTGCCGCTCGACAAAGCATTGCTTTAACTGAAAAGTTCCCATCCACGTTGTGAGATAGTCAATTTCAAAATGAATTTCCGTCATACCGTTTGAACGGTATTCAATGCTAGTGATAAATGCATAAAACCATTTATTTTCATACGATGTATTTTTGTATCGTAAATATCCTGCCGAAAGGATATTAACAATCGGACTTCCAACTTTGATGATGCCTTTTTGCTGTGATACATAAGAAAAGTTGGTTAAAGTTGCTATTTTCCCGATGTTTGAGAAATAAGAATCTTTAGCGGTTGTTGAACTAAAATATAATGCATTATCATAATTTCCAGATAAGCCAATATCTGAGAATATTTCAATTGTGCTGTTCGGAGCTATATACATTATTTCACCTTCTTACTAATTTCAATTAAACCACTGAGTGTTACATTTCTATCTATATCCAGCATATTACATCTCTCCTTTATTATAATTAAGCGGGGAATGTTATCCCCGCTATTATATTAATTGACTTTATCAAGCACTACAGTTGCTCCGACTTCGGCACTTGCGTTAATTGTGGCAGAAGCCTTAGCGTTATAAGTAGTTCCATTTACCGTTGCGCTTAATACAAGATTAGTTGCAGTAGCACTTGCCGGAATCAGCAAAGCTCCGTATTTCTGTACTCCTACACCCGCCTTGGTTGCCTGTTCTGTCTGAACTAACTGAACATTGTGAGGCTCTAACGTAGCTCCGTCTACCTGCGGTTCTAAACAAAGAACGGTAGCAGTTTCGGAAATGGATTTATCAACCACTTCGAACGTGATCGTATCAGGAAGAGTCGTAGTAGCTGTATTCGCAACAAACACAATAGCGTTAGCAAACTGGGAAGAACTAATCGTTTTCCATGTATGGTAGAAGTAATTCCAATACAGACCGGACGCTACATATTTTTCAGTAAATTTGTTCATATTATCATAGCACTGAAACCAATTTTCATCCAGCAATACTGCTTTTACATCTGCCATAAGTGCAAGCTCCGCGGTTGTTACTTCCTCGATGCCATCTGAATAATCGCGGATAACCTCAAAACGTTCATTATCAAACGTGGTAAAATCATCAATCAGGAAAAGGCTTCCCATGAAAGTAGCTTTATCCATGTTAAACGCGGCGGCTAACACTTCGACGTCATATTTTGCGTTGAAATCAGAGTCCATGAAAATGACCTGTCTCTCGCGAGGAGTATTGTTTCTAACAGATGCCGCATTGTAGGTCGTTTTCGGAAATGTGATTGCATTGGATTTTGAACGGAAAGCAGTTGCATAATTTTTCATATCAGAATTATCAACTGCGACCGGGTACATCTGACCTTTTGTTACGGCCTTGATAATCAAATATTTGAACAGCAAAAACTCATCGTACTCGGCGGCAGTATAGACTGATTCTACAATTTTAGCGATTAAGTCAGTTACTCCCTGCTCGCTCAGAAAAGCTCTTCTCAAATCTTCGTCCTGAATAGTCACCGGATACATAACACGCCAGTTCATAATGTGAAACTGACTACGCACATCAGGAAGAGAACGCTTAAACTCTCTACCTTCTCCTTTATCAGGATCGTAATCAACTATTTTTGCAATGCTTACAAAAATATCTTCTACAGTTTCCCCGAACTCCAGATATCCTTTTTTCAGTCTGGAATACGGGTTGTTAAATGTTACGCTCTGCGCCCGCACTAATGCAATACGGTTTACCAGTGCATTTAAAAACTGATTTGCTAACGCCGGAGTGCCGCAGATAATTTCTCCTACCTGAGGAATCTGTGTTGCTTTTCCTACTACAGGAACGTTCTGCTGATAATCATAACTGGCATTCTGCCTGATAACGTTTAAAATGTCAATCGTGCTCGCATTAAGAGTACTCTGTGCAATTCTCTTAGCCATAGTTATTTGACCTCACTTTCTACAGTAAATAAATCCTCAAATTTTGTCGGTGATTCATAATGCTCAATTTCGGGTTCGCTCTCAGGGCTATCATCTTCTTTTCCCTCAAACCGTTCCTTGTAACGTTTGCGCCACGAAGCGTCATTTTCTTCGTATTTTGTTTTCCAATCTTCCGTGTCTGAAAATGAATCAATAGTATCTGATACATCCTCCAACAATGAAATATTATCGTCACTTAAATTTTCTCCAAAGCTTGCAGTAAGTCTTGCGACTAAATCTTCTTTTGTTGATACTGCCATTTTATTAACTCCTTTCTTAAATAATTCTTCTCATAAAAAACCATAGTGGCATGCTTTTTCCATTATTACCAGGTGTTGGCCCAGGTGGCTCCGGTTCCACTCCTCCAGCCCACCAGTATACCAACATCACGTTCGCATGTGCGCTACTTCCGGTAGGATCTTGATAGAAATTGCCGGAGGTCTGCTTCCACGAAGACGGACTCGCAGATTTATTATCGTAAATGAACTGATAATAATTTTGTGCATATGCAATACGCTCAGTCAATTTATTTCCGGGAACACCTTCCCAACATGCTAGAAATTCTTCTACCAGCAACGGTAAATTCGTGCTTGTTGATGCTAAAAATTCAGATAAGTTGTTATATCCCATCACTGAATTTGCCGCTGTCCAGTAATTTTCGTGCAGTACAAAATTTAGCTGGCCATATAAATCTCCGTCAGAATATCCCTGACTAGTGACCCAGGTATGAAGGTTATAACAACGACCGTGCGGAGTTCCTACATTAGTCCACTGACCTAGACCAAAACCGCCTATGCCGTCATACTGGTATTCGTGATCCCACGTTGTAGGAATTAGAGACTCCCATATTCCCGGATTCATGCCGGATTCCCACGCCCAGCAACCGCACATGGCGGCCACCACATATGGACTTATTTTTCTTTCATCGGGCATACTATCACTCCTTATATTTGTTCCAGATGGGAAGTAGATTATTTACACAATGCTGAATCTTTGTATAATCATATCCAGCTCTTTTTAACGCTTTTTTTCTATCTTCTCCGTTTCCGTATGCTCCGTTGATAACCTCGATTGCAATAGCAATCGTTTCTGGAATCCTAACAAAACTTGTATCAGCCATTGTTATTATCCTCCTTTGAAATGTTGAAAATTGATAATAATTTTTCGGGTAGAATGTCAGTAATTTTAGAAATATTTTCGATAATTGAAACCACTTCTGTTAGGCATACAAAACCAAGCACGATTGGAAGTATTTTTACTTCTAAGGAAAAACCAACCTCACTACCATATGTATCAATCATTAGTGCTAAAAAATAACAGATTAAGAAACCGATCTTTTTAAAAATTCCATCTCGCAGTTTACTTGATTCTATCTCCTTTGCTTTAACTGCGGCAATTAAACCGGTAACCAAATCTGTTAAATTAAAGAGTAATGCCACGCCGATACTATGCATGTATTCACCACCTTTACATTTAATTGTATATGTGCTACAATATAAATATAGCATAAATAAAAATAAATGTAAAGAGGTGTGCACTATGAATTTGCAGAAATATAATCATTTTATATCAGATGATAAAATCCATTATAGCGGAAATTTACTATTATCAAAAATGGATAAAAATGGAAACAAACCAGAAACGTATATTTCTACATCAAACCGTAGCGGCGGAAAAACGACATGGTTTGGGGGATATATTCTGAATAAATTTTTAACAAAAAATGAGTTATTTTGTATTTTAATGAGGAAAAAATATCAGCTTGAAAAAGCAGTTTCTTTTATGGCGTATTTTCCCAGCGCATTATCAGTTTACTATCCTGATTTAGAAATGAAAGAAGAGGTAGGAATAAAAGGAGTATTCAATAATATCTACATTAGACTTCGGGGAAAGGAAAACGAATGGTTCTTATGTGGCTATAGCACTTCGCTTAATTCTAGTGATGATATAAGAAACTTTTCAAACGTATTTAATCATGTCACAAGAATGTGGCTTGACGAGTTTCAGCCGGAAAGCGGAGATTATGTAAAGGACGAAGTAAAGAGAGTTTTTTCTATACATACATCACTTGCAAGGGGTGGCGGGTTACAGAGTAGGTATTTACCTCTTATATTAACAGGAAACTTAATTGATGTAAATAACCCTTATTATGAACACTTTGGAATAAACCGTGATATCAATATAGAATCCAGTTTTTACAGAGGAAATGGCTTTGTTCTTGAACAAGGATTTAATAAAAGTGCCGCGGATGCTCATTCAAATAGTACATTTAATCAATCTTTTTCAGAATCTGATTACAGTAAACTATTAACAAAAAAAGAATATTTAAAAGACAATAGTACTATGATTTTAAAAACTCATAATTTAAAAGGTGATTACTTATTTACTATTAAGTATTGTGATAGATATTTTTCAGTTCGCTACTTGTATGGATTAGCATTTTACTATGTTAATGAAACGGCAGACTTGACATATAATTTTGCACTTGCCGCAAGAAAAGAGGACTTATCGGATGATTGCATTTTTGACGGAAATAATCGTTTTAAAAAACGAATGAAAAAAATGTATCATAATAATATTGTTCGATTTTCATGCTATAAGGCGCGAGAAGCTTTTCTCGAATTTATCAAATAAAAATTACCCCGCCGAGAGAAGACGGGGTAGTTTAATTCATTCAGAGTATAATACTGAGTTTGTTTGGAATCATGACTGTTTAGTTAGCGCACCGTGGGTAGATACAAAAATGAATATACAGTTTCTTTATACACAACTTTCAATGATTATAGACTACTAACAAATAATCTTTACTTCGGATATTATCCTTTATTTGTCGTTATTTCTATTATCGTAAAAAAGCTTGTGTTCTTAGTATTTCAATGGAATCACCCCTTTCCTTATTTATTATATCACAATCCTATGAAATTGTCAACAAAAAACCGCCGGAATTTTAATCCGGCGGCTATATAAGGAAAAGAGGAAAGAATGGGGTTCCCCTAACCATAAGGGGCTTATTACTGCGTTTCCGTGTTGCTTAACAAATTAAGAGGATAACAAGTACTTTCTTTTGTTGCCATAGCAACAAAATCGCTTTCAAGCATTTTATATACCGAGGAAGAAACTTCTTCCTTCGTGCAGGAAACAATAAGAATATCTTTATTTCCTAAGATGGAAATAAGGAGTTTCTTTGCTTCCTTCTTTCCGATTTCTCCATCCAATTTATATGTATCAAGCTGTCCATTCATTACGAATGTAACTTTTGTATTATATTCGGGAATTGTTCTTGTAATATATTTTGCCATATTATATTCTCCTTAATCAGCAAGGCTAAGAGTAATAAACTCACGCCCGTTTTTTGATTTTAATTTACCAACTTTGACTGAGAACGGGTCAGTGTCTCCCATATCTGTGAGCGTATCAATAATATCTGTTAAAGAACGCATTACGCTTTCCGATCTGGTCGCGTATAATACGTTGCAACCTGATTCATCAGGCTCAGAAATGATGAGAAGAGAATTGAACACCTCTCCAGTATTTTCATTTACAATTTCCTGTTCAATATAACCTTTAAACGGAATGATCGTTCCATTAGCTACCTCTTTCATAGGAATGGCATCATTTCTTGAGGTGTAAGACAAAACCTTTCTTGCGGAAAGGCCTTCACTTGTTTTAATTACTTTTGCACTCATGTTTCATTCTCCTTTTTGTTTATTTTTTGTAGTACCCGCAATAGAGAAGTTCTGACACCGTTTATCATTCGTAAATAAAATCCAGCGGTTTCACCCGTGACAATCTGTATTTTATTATCCGAACCCCTCTATCCGGTACATATATATCTTAGCACGTTTTTTAGATGTTTGTCAACCCCATATATCATCTTTTTCATATATTTCATCATTTTTCAAAGAAGAAATAAGTTCTTCGTACTCATCAGTAATTGATAATTCATACGATGTTCTTTCCATTGCAATGTATGTTCCGATGTGCAGAATGTTTCCATCAATAGTGAGATCGAAGTTGTCAGTATCATTGTATAACAATCGCTTTTTCCATGCTTGCCTTTCTTCCAGTGTTCCATCAGCTCCTACCATAAAATGCATACCTACTTTAAAATTTTCAATTTTAGCTAAAAGCTTCGCTCCTAGTTTTTTAGGGACTCCTGCTATTGTGATATGTAGATTGCCGTTTTCATCCTCATACGCATATTTCTTAGCCCCCAAAGTTGTGAATCGTTTATAAAATCCATCAAAATCGGCTATACCTAAAATTTGTAGATCGCCCTTTTTCGTATAAGCTTTGAATGATACATCACAATTTTCTGCGTATGCAATCCATTTTTTATTGTAGTTTTCTAATAATTCTTTATATTTTTCTCCATTCTCGATTTTAACAGAATCAGTATCAGCATAAATAAAATCTTTGTATGTTAGGTCGATCAACTCCTGTAAACGAACTCTGGCTAAGGCAGTAACCGTTACCCCCCACTGATAATTTAAAAACTTTCCACTTCTTACATTATAATACGATTCAATTTGATTCTTTGCTTCTTCTTCGGTGGGAGTTCGTAATGTCAATTCATTTAAATTCCCTGAAAAATCCGATATATCTTTTACGATTTTCTCAACCATCATGCCGAACGATGCATTTACCCGGTTTTTTGACTTCATATATTCGTACTCAGAACCCTCAATACCCTTTAGCTCTGTTTTCTTTACATACCATCTTGAACACTCGTTCCGTATTTCATCGGGCAAATATCCCTTTGTTGTATAGTATGCTTTCGTTATTTTCATTTTACCTGCATATTGATTTTTAATAATATAATATTCACAACCTAGAAAACTAAATTCGAATGAATCTTTTTGTGATATCAGACGACCATTGTCAAAAATCCCAGTACTATATGCGTATGATGAACATATCATTTTTGATTTAGGAATATATGGAACCGGCGTTTTAATATTGTCCCGTAACTGTACATCTTCGAAAACAGCCTCGAATATACACCAATAGTTTTTGACATAGTATTCGATTCCATCCGGTGTTTGGACAGAATTAGTGCATTCCATTAGTCTACCAGACGGAAACTGGTCTGAACATATCATGACAGCGGGATAGGATGACGCAAAATCGTATGATGTTACATTAGAAATTATTCTGCCTACTTTATAGCGATTAGCATGTGTGTTACCACCGCGAAAAGCTTTTAATAGTAAATTGTATTGTTCCAACGTTATCTTTTCTTTGTCCATATATTTTTGTCTATATGTTTTTTTCTGCTTAAATTTAGCATCTGACTTAGCACGATAGGATCCACCGTTGTATGTGCTTCCTAGACACGCTTTTTTATATGATCGCCTGACATATCCCGTATTTGTCATCGGAATTGTTTTCAGATTGTCACCTTCTTTTGTCATTATTGACATAACAGCATGATACAATGTGATTACATCCATTCCAGAGTAATATAGAATTTCGTCTGATAGCTCAGACCACGGATAGCGGATAACTTCATAATCTATTAATTCCTTGTCTTTCTGATATTCTGCTGAGTTGTAGTTTTCACAAAACTTAGCCAATGACATATTAGACAATAGGTAACTGTCACGAAAAATGATTGTATCAGAATTTAACTCAAATTTTGCTACTTTTCGATTCTTTACCAGAAAAACCTTAGTAAAATCTATGTTTAAAATTGACTTTAAAAACTGATACTCAAACGAGAGATTGTGTACATAGCAAACAGCCTGAATATTATGTTTTAATAAAACTCTCTCTATTTCAGAAAAAAGCATATAACACTCAGTTCGTGTCCTGCAAAAGAAAACAGTGTCGAGCAAATAAAGCTGATATAGATAAGGAAAACCTAGCATGTATTCCTTCGGGTTATGTGGATCGTTTTCTGGCATCGAAGACGTTTCAATATCAAATGTTATTGGAGTGGATAATAATGCTTTACCTTTTTTGTTTAAGAGAAGACCATCATTATTCACTAAGTAATCTATTTTTTTCTCTATTGACTCAAAGGAATATGTATAATAAAAACCAGATAGACGGCTATCTGGCAGTATATCTGGTTTTCTTAAATACGGCATTCTTACACCCCCTTGTTAATAGTTACTAAAATGAAATCCAATTTTTATCTTTATTTTGCTCTAATGAATTTCGAATGTAGTCTGCCAGTGTTTTATCAGACTCTTGAATTTCATCATATATGCATTTAATAGATTTATTTCTATTATCTATTTTTTGCATACCTATTGCTAAAATCAGCTGATCGCTGTCATACTTATTTTTAGATTCCACACCTGTAGTAGTACCTAAAAAATTAAGCATTTCAACAATTTCATCACTTGACATTGTATCAAGTTCGGGATAGTTTTCTTTTATTGTTTCTACTCTTTGCTTCTCTATTTCCGCTACTCCTTCTAGGGTTGCGGATTTCCAATTTCTGACTTTCTTTAATAACTGTATTGCTTCCTCATAATTGCTAATTTTCCTAGATTTTAAACGATGCAATAAATTCCCTCTTTTACCAATTGCACCTGAGCTGATTGTAGATTTTATATAATCTACAGTTTTCGACGTTTTTCCAGCTTTTTTAATTTCCTTTGCTCTTTCATTAAATTCTTTAACTAATGCTCTGTATTCACGCTCTAATAAATCTCTTCTGCTAACTTTCCTAGCCATATTCAATCCTCCAATTTATACATTTCTGATATTTTAATTGATTTCAAAATTTTAACATTAAAATCAAATGTAGACTCTGCTATAATACTAACCATATTGTTTTCATAATAAGCATTAGTTTTAATCATGATTTTGTCATGATCAATTTTCATATATATCAAATGTGTACAAGTAAAACCTAATTTTTTCAGTTTTTTAATAATATTTATTTCTGCTACCCTTTCGAACAAGTATTCATTTGTATAATTTGTAATAAGAGTGTCAATAAACTCGCTCTTTGTTTGATTGTTACAACTACTTTCAAACTCAAGCATTTCAATATTTGATTTTAAAAGAGAAACTGTTATACGTTCTTTAAACTTTGAAATCATCTTATTTCCTCCTTTTGATTTGCTACATCTATG